GGCAACTCACCGTTTTTGTAGCGTTCCGTCAACTTTTGAATGTACTGCTCGGTCTGTTCCGGGCTCATGCCCCGCGTCTGTTCGCGGCCTGACGCGAGACTCTCCTGATCTACGCCCCAGCGTTTGGTGAGCGCGGCCGGATCGGCGGTGGTCATCGTCCCGCCCTTAGGCACTTCGAGATCCGCAAGCGACTGCTGGAGGATGGGCGTCAAATCCTCTTGCGCGCCCGCTTGTGATTTTGGAATGACTTCGCCCGCCGCGTTTTGCATGGTCGCGGTTTTCACCGGGACGCCGTTCTTTTTCACCAGCGGATTGTTATTTCGGATGGCTTGCGTCCAGGCCCGGCCTTGCGAGTCGGCGTTCTCAAACGCTGCGACCTGGTCAGGCGTCACTTCGCCGTGGGTGTAGCTCTGCCCATTCTGGGTGATGGCGGTAAACTCTTTCGCCTCGGGATCGTACTTGTAGCCCTTGAGCACTGAGGAATCGACCGGGGTAAAGCCTTCCGGGAGTTTGCCCGCTGCCACCGCTTGAGCATTCGGCTGATTTCGCAGAGAGACGCCACGCACTAGAGGTCGGCCACCTAAAGACTGATTCAATACTTGCTCGACGTTGGCGGGAGTCGCGGCGGGCGTGGGTTGTGCGGTCTGTTTCGCGGCGACAACGTCCGAGAATTCCGGCTTGCCGGTGGCGGGATCGGTGATCACGGTGCGAACAGGATTCTCCGCAGTTCCAGACGGCCCTTGATAGGTCGCGCCTGGGCCTTGAAAAGCGGCGGGAAGTTTGGCAGGCGCGGTTTCAGCGGCGGGAGTTGCTTCAGATGCCGCCTCGGTTGCAGCGGCCCTAGGCGGGAAGATCGGTGCATTGGCTCTCTCTTCGCCAAGCACTTTTTCGGCAAGAGCCGCACCGCGTTCGGCTCCGATAACTGCGCCCAAAGGTCCGGGCGCACCGCCTAAGCCTGGAATGTGCCCACCACCATAAGCCCCTGCAGCTCCGCCGACTATCGCGCCTGCCTGTTTGGGCGTGACATTGCGCGCTGCTGTTGCCACGTTGCCGGCTTTTTCTGAAATCGCAGAGGCAGTGTTGCTCACTGCGGCGCGACCCTCCGGGCTCAAAAGAGCGGGCGCTGCAGTTCCGAGTGTCCGCCCGATTCCACCCGCGATATCTCCGCTTTGAAGTTGCTGGCCTGCCTGATCGGTCTGCTGCCCGATGAAGGGAACGAGATAGTTCAGTCCGTGAACGACCGCGCCCATGTAGTCGCCTTTGTCGTAAGCATCCCGAGCTTTCTTCGCTAAGTCGCCTTGTGCTTCGACGCTCCGCATCAAGGTATCGATGGGATGGGCAAAGAACTGTTTCGCGCCAGCGTCATCGGTGATACCGAATCCGGAAAGGAAATTCGATTTCAGACGATCAGCGGCAGAAGGTTGCGCAGTTGCAGCTTTCGGCGCGTTCTGATCAAACCAATCCCCAGAAGTCGCAGCCGGCGGAGCGTTTTGCGCGAACCAATCGGTTTGAGCTGCAGCGCTCATTGAGTGACGAGAGTCGCTCCCAAGGATTTATAGTGATCGACCTGATCGGAGGGGACTTGTTTGGTTGCGCCGTTCGGGGCTTTCATGGTGACCATGCCGCCGCCGCCTGTCTGATTTGCGCCGCCCTGGGGTGAGAGCTGGGTGAGTGTCCGCTGCGCTTCCGGGGTGATGAAACGCTGCTGGAAATCCTGCCGTCCCATGGTCTGCTCGTACTGATTTTGCAGGGAGCCGATTTTTGAGCGCAGCAGCTGCGCGGTGATGGCCGCATTCGCTTTGAGTTGGGCAGTTCCTTTGTTGACACTGAAGTCGTCCGCAGTTGTGCCGCGTTCGCCTTCGCCGCCGCCGCCTTGAATGTAGGCCGCAGCGAGTTCCGGCCCGACACGATGAACAATGGTCTGGAGAGTGGTCGCGGGCGTGTTGCCGACAGCGACTCCCAGTTTGTTCGCAATCGCATTGAGCGCGGGAATATTCGTGTTGTTGAGCGCGTCGATGGCGTCACTCATCACGCCGACATGGCCAAGAGCCGTGTTAACGGCATTGATCTGATGCGACTCCGGCCCGGACGTGAACGAGGTCATCAGCTTATTGCGTGCCGGGAACGTGGTGTCATCGTGCTGCGGATCGAGCGCATTGACCCAGTAGCGGATCGCGGTGTTGGTCGGGTTATTGCGGCCTGCTGGCGGCAATTGCGCGCGGTAGTCGAGAATCTGCTGCACCGTGCCTTTGATAGAATTCGGAATCGAATCGGCGGTCGGAGGTGCAGCGCCCGCTCCGCCAGTTCCAGCAGCATTCGGAATCATCCCCGCGCCGGTGGTATTCGCATTGATGGTGAACTGAGGCACCAAGGTTTTGCGTTCTCGATAGGCTTGCAACCATGCGGTGTCCGATGGATCAAGTGGCTGATTTGCTTTTTGTTTCTGCATCAGATTTTGGGCCTTGCTGTCCATCATCTGATCGGTCATCACCGCCCCGCCGCTGACTGACCGCTGTTCGCCGGTGCGAGTGTTCATCGACACGCCGAGCGCAGGGAAGTCTTTCCAGTCGGCGGCATTCGCCTTCTGTTGCTCGGCTCCAGCCGTCGTTGCCTTGGCGGCGGCTTCCTGCCGTTGAATTTCTTTTGCCTGTTGCGCGGGCGACTGCGAAACCCACTGGTCCGCCATCTGTTTAATCAGCGCGGGATTCTGCGCGATTTGCTGCTGCATCTGCGCGATCTGCTGCTTTTGCTGTGGAGGCAGGCTGGGATCGTTCAACTCATCGGCAAGCAGGGTATGCACGAGCTGGGGATCGTACTTCGCCTGTTGGATGGTATAGCCGAGATTGCCGAGAGTGTCGCGCGCCCCGGTCTGGATTTTCTGCATCTGCTCCTGATGAGTGGCCACCGCAGTTTGGTAGTCGGTGATCCCCTTCATGATTTGCGGAATCGCCGAGCCCGCGTGATTCTGCGCCAGGGACTGCTGTAAGGCATCGGTATCAAGAGCCATGTTGCCATTCGCGTCCGGCTTGAACGCTCCTTGATAGGCGCGGTTCATGGCATCGACTTGCGCGTTTTGCATCTGCGCCGCCCTCACCTGCTCCTGCTGCATCTGGAGTTGGCCCGGACCCATCGCCGCCGCTTGCTGGGTCTGCTGCTGGGATTGTGCCGTCTGTTGTTTGAGCGCGGCCACGCGGGCGTACTCCGCCGCCGAATTCTGCTGCGAGGCGACGGCGATGTCTTGCGGAATGTTCGGTGCCGGAATGGTTCCCATGTTTTTATCCGCCTAGAGCCTCAATGCCCATTTCTCCGAGCGACGATTCGCCCGTAGTGTCGATGTTCCCCAGGCCGCCGGTCATGCCGCCGATGGCCGTCTGCCAGGCTTGATTCGAACCAAGAATTCCGCCTGCCCGCGCCGCCGCCGCGTTGTTCAATTGCGCCGCTTGCTGTTGGGCGCCGGTCAGATCGACATAGGAAAGATTCTGCGCCCCCGATTGGCCGAGTGAGCCGAGTTCCGAAGTCGAAGAAAGTCCGGCGTTGGTTCCACCCATCAGCGACTGGTAATTCGCCATGTAGGAGTTGAGCGCGTTCTGGTAGGTCTGCTGGTAGGCGCTCTGGCCGAGATTCTGGCCGTACTGCTCAAGCGCTTTGCCCGTGTTGCCGGACATGAGCGTGCCGTTCGCAGCCGCATTCTCATTGATCGCGTTCGTGCCCGACTGCAACTGAAACTGGTAGCCGGGGGTTTGCTCGGCCTGCTGTAGGGTCGGGGCGGTGAAGCCTTGCGAAAGAAGTTGGTTGAGATTGCCCGCAGACGTTTGGCCGAGCTGCTGGTAGGGCTGTTCGGCGGCAACGTTCGCGGAAGTGGCGTTGGCCTGCGAAGTTTGCGCCGCCTGCTGATTCTGAAGTTCAAGCGCTTGCGCCTGTTGCGCGCCCTGCGATTCGACGTTCGCCGCATTCTGCGAGGCGTTCGAGCCCATGATGCCGCTGACGAGTGATCCGACGAAGCTCATAAATTTATTCCGGTTTCGAAATTCCTAGACACACCTGGTCGCGCAAAACACCGCCCCGAAGCCGGGATCTTCGGTTGACTCCATAGACCACGCATCCCGCGCGCAGGGCGAAGCGAATAGCCCGGCGATTCTCCTCAGGAATCTCGCCGACAATGCGCGCCGCCGGCGTCTCCCGCCACATCCACCCAAGCATTTCCCGGAAAGCCGACAAGGCTTCGGCGCCGTAGCTTCGCGGCAGAAAGGCGAAGTGCGCTTTCCAGCATGTCCAGGTGTCGGGGATGAAGATGCCGAAGCCGAATGGGCCTTCGCCGTCACGCGCGACGAGGTAGCGGACGAGTTCCGATTCGACGGGCTGCCACTGATCGGGATCGGGATAATAATCATCGGAAACATGCTTGAAGATCGCGGGATCGATGGCCAGTTTTTTGATCAGCGCGAAATCGCGGGTGCGCTCGATCTGAATCAGCCCGTTCTCCACCAGTTGGTTCCGTCCGATTTGATCTTCAGATACTGGTACTGAGCGGTGAGCGTCAACGCCCCGCCCTGGGCGCCGTTCAAGGTGTACGTGTTCCCGTCCGCCGAAGTCTTGACGTAGGTGATTTCTTTACACTGCCCCGATTGCCCGGTCGATCCGGTCAGGCCCGCCGGTGGCGCGTCCTCCGCATAACTTCCCGCAGAGGTATCGACTTCATAAAGCGGTTGCAGCCCCAGCATCACGAGCATCCACAGATAGTCCGTCTGCGAAAGGTTCGAGCCTTGGGTAGTCGGAGACTGCGGCAGAATTTGAGTGGTGGGCATTAAGACGGATCTCCGAGATCCCGAAGCGACGTGTCGCCGGTGGACGTCATAAACGGATCCACGCGACGTGTCGTTTCTGCCTGCGTCATGCGATCTGCGGCTCCGCCTCCAAGTACGCGTCCGCGAATCTCCAGGGGATCGGATCGGTCCAACTCACTTCCCACAACCGCTTCCGTCCGCGCCCGAGCATTCGTTTGATCACCCGCTTGTCGTATCGGCCCAATGAGCCGACGCTCAACATGTAAGTCTTCGACCAGGTCTTTCCCGCGTCATCCGACCAGCGCAGCATGAGTTGCGGTGGACGCGCGTTGCCGTCGCCATCGACCAGCGGAGGCACGCCGTAGACCGATTTCCACATGGCGATATCCGCGGCGGAAACTCCGAGCCCCACTTCGGCGTCAATTTCGAGTTGGTTGAAGTAAATCCACTCGTTATCTTTGGCGAGCGTGGGCGAACGCCGGTAGCCCCGGATCATGTTGCCGAAGTCGGTACAGTATTGAGAAGAAAGCTGGTAGACCGTGCCCGACGCTCAGTCGCCGACCAGGTGAATGCCGAAATTGAAGGTGTGGGACATCGCCCGGTCCGCGATGTACGTCCCGTTTGCCGCTAGCCAGAAGCCGCGCTTGTGCCAGTAGCCCGTTGTCAGGTCGTAGACCCAGGTCGCGTTCGCGGTTGGAAAATAGACTTCGACGAAGGTGTGCCCGTACTCCTGGTAGCTGAAACTCACCGCGTCCGACGTGGTCGCGTAGGTCTGCCACGCCAGTTCGACCGCGTGCGTCGAAACTCTTTGTCCCGAGAAACCGTTGGCCAGGACCGCGATCAGCGAGCCGCGTTCGTCTTGCGAGAGCATGAAGACGCTGTTTCCGGCGGTCTGGCAAATCCCAAACGTCGCTGCCGAGCCGGTTTCATAGAACGCGCCTTGAATGGGAATGAAAACCGGGAAGCCCGCGCCCGCGTTGTAGTACCAGACGGTTTTCTTCGCCGAAGAAAATTGGATCGTGCGCGCGTTGCAGATCATGCTCACGATGTTGTCGGGGAAATACGATAGCGTCGCGATGTTCAGCCCGTTCCAAACCGTCGCGTCTTCCAGATTCGATTGCTGGAAGGTGTGTGAGTTCTCGAGAGTCGCGATCACATAGCCGTCGAGAAAGCCGATCTGCGCAATCGGCCCGTTGAACTGCGTCATGTCCACGGCGTACAGCCAGTTGTCGGCGACGGCGGTGATGTTCACTTCGAAGTTGCCATCCCCCGCCCCAGTCAAAACGCTGGTCGCGTTGTCGGTCGATACCGAATTTCCCGAGCCCGGAGTGAAAGAGAACGTCGCGACCGAGCCGCCGCCGCCCACGGTTAAAACCGTGTAGGTCGAACCCGTCCCATTGATCGTGCCCGTGTCGCCCTCGGCGTAGCCCGTGCCCGCGTGCCCACCTTGAACCGCCGCCGCCGTGATCGCGCCTTCGAAAGTCAGAACGTAGAAATTGCCATTGTTCAGGACGACGAGCTGCGTCTGGTTTGCGGTCAGCATGGTCGGAGTGACAGGCGTCGCACCGATCGACCCGCGATCGATCACCGCGCCCGATGCCGTCAGTTCGTAAAGATTTTTTGCGGCAACAAAGGTGCGCCCGTTGACTGTGAACTCCCCCGGAATCGCCGCCTCGCCCGCGATGTTGGCGAAGACTTTTTTCCCCGGCGTGTGGAGAAGGGCAATCGGAGTCTTGGCGTTCGGGGAGCCCGACTGCTCGCAATAGCAGTTCATGGCGTCCTCGTCGTCGATGTTCGGGCTTTGCGCGGTGTAGGTTGGACCGCAGAAGCCGAAGCCTTTCATTGGTAGAATGTCTCCATGCGGGTCATCAGTCAGTGGAAGTTCGACAGAGCTTGGGGCATTGCGCTCATCTCAGTTTTTCGGACAGAACACTTTTGCGGCTTCACGATTCTTGGCATCTGTTTCGAGTGGCCGCGAACCGAGCTAGCAAAGGAAATCCATGCAAAGGCGTCAATTTCTTAAATTCTTTTCCGCTGGCATCGCCGGACTAGCCTTAGACCAGGCGATTCCCTTCGGACGGGTGTGGTCGTTCCCGAAAGAGATCGTCATCTTCAAAGGTTTGGACTTGGCGCATAAATTCGATTTCTCAGCGAATCAACTCCGCGCCTTCGAAATGCTGAATCGGACTATCGACAAATGGCAGCGAGCCCCGCGATTCTGGTACCGCGACCATTTGGGAAGAATTTGGCTGTGGCCGGAGGACGTCACCAAACCGATACAAGTGAGTTCCGTGCCAGACCCCGAATCGTTCACCGCCGCGAAGTTTATCGACACAGCGCTTTACTGCGGCCTTCCCCCCGGATAGTTTCCATAGGCCCAGTTGAAGTCCTGTTTCTGCCCGCTCGGCTTCGCTTGCGGCATCCCCAGATCTTGCGTGCTTATCCTGGGCGACTTCGCATTGTTGCCAAACACCGCCGCGCGCGCGATCAGGGCCGCCGAAGGGAGACTCGGATTCGCTTCCCGGTTCGAGCCGGAGAGGCAATTTTCCGCGAGCGTCAGTTTGAGCGCGTTGCGATAGCCCGGCGGCAACGTGCCCGGCCCGCCCGGTCCGCCAATCGGGTCTTGAATCGTGACGAACTGCGAAACCGTCTGCCAGAACTGCAGCCGCAATTGCCGGAAGATGTTGCACACCGGCCAGAGGTAGAGCGAGCCGTCCGGGTTGGTCGGATCGTAGAAAACATCGGTTGGAACGTTGGTCTGAATCTGCTTAACCTGTTGCGCCGCCCACCATTGCCGATCTCGGATGTTGATGGGCAGATCGACCAGGCCCGTGGTCACGTCGTTTTGCAGGAGCAGCGCGGCCGATTCAAGTCGCACCGGACGCGGCTGGCCATTCGTCGAAAAAGTCGCGAGGCCACTCGGCCCGATGGTCTGCGGATTCAGGTTCGGCGTCAGGGTGAAGATCGAGAACGCGTACGACCAAACGTAAGCCTGCTTGGCCTGCCAGGTATCGACCAGGTCGTTGAATTTCCGGAACGCCCACTGCGCTTCGTCCGGTCCGGGATCTTCGCCGGGCGCAACCGCCCCGATTTCGATCAGGGCATCCTTGACGATGTCGTAGACCCGGTAGGAGAGCGGCGCGGGCGGATTGACTGGAGGTGCGATGGGCATGGGTTAGAATTTCTTTTCGGGGTAGTAGCGCTTGGTCACCGACCGCAAAGGGGAGCGATCCCCAGACTGCTGAGAATCGAAAATGCGGAAGCACTTCAGCGCGAGGCGGCCAGCAGCCGCCAGCCCCGCCACTTTCTCTTAATTAGCTCGCGTCCGCTTCGTCGAGCGCCGCCAGCTCTTCAGCCGACATCTCTTCCTCGCGCTTCGGTTCGGTGCTTGCTTTCGCGGCAAGTCCGGCGCGGTTCACCTTCGAGTAGTCGAAATCGGGCGACGGCTCTAACGAAAATCCGCGTTTGAGGGCCGCTTTCTGCTCTTTTTCGTTCGCGACCTTCAGAACTCTCCCCGTTTGATGGTGATAGAGCATCTTGGGAAATTCGTTTTTCGGATCGTGCGGGTTGTAGTTTTTGCGCGGCGGATTGTTGATGTCGGTGATTTCAACCGTCGGCTTATCGACGGCGAAACTGTTGCGCGTGGGAGTGACTGGAGACATGGATTCCTCTGCTTCTGCTGCGAGATTTTGGGACTCTAAAAGCTGCCTGCGGGTTTCGGTGTCGCGCGGAATGCCTTCCAGATCGAACGCCAGCGGCCAGCGGTCGCGCGGCGCCCTGCGAGTCGATTCATTGACGGGCATTCAGACAGAAAAACGGAAAAGAAGCGGGAGCCGAGTCAGGTTCGGCCCAGCCCCCGCATCCACTCAGTAAAACGCGGCGTATGGCCCTTGCGCCGTGGTGTAGGCGGCGGAGGGGGTAATCGTCGCAGGGATCGTGCCGAAGGTCTGGCCGGTGTAGATCTGGGTGTAAAGTCCGGCATTGCCATCGGCGGTGACGATCAGGTTGAGCGTGTCCGAGCTGTTCGAAGCCTGCGAGCAGGCCCAGTAACTCGCCGGACCCACCGCAAAATACTTCGCGGTGAAGGGATACGCGGCGTACAGGCTTTCGTTCCCGGACGCGGTCGCGATGCTCGCGCTGTGCGCCAACAGATTCCCGGCCCAGTCGTAGAGAATCGCGTTGCGGTTGCCATTGCCCGCGACGGTTCCCTGCAGAAGCTCAAGTCCGGTCAGGAGCTTGTTGGTCGGGAGATCGGCTTCGACGCAGTACATGCTGGTGTTGGTGGTCGCGGTCGAGGTGCCGACGCCGGTCAAAACCGATCCGCCCGGAGCCGGAGCGAAAACCACTTTCGGCGAAAGCGGAGAGTTGATGCCGTTGACCCACACCCCACCCAAGCAATCCGAAATCACGGAATTGCCGATGTCGATGTAGGGCAGCACACTCGACTGACTGCGGGTGCAACTGCCGGACGGATATCCAATCGGATTCTGGAAATAGAAATACGAGGGAGGCCCGTACCAGACAATGGCGCCGTTGACGTGCGTCGAAACCCGAGAGGTGGGCTGGCCGCGCGTCACGGTGACAGTTGCCGGGGTGGTAGTGACCGCGTTCACAAAGTCCGCTTCGCCGTCGATATAGAGCATCGTGTTTCCGGCGGTGATGCCGGAAGTGGAAGCGAGCTTGAACGTGTTGAGCTGCGAGTTGGTCGAAGTGACGGCCGCCGCGAGCGTGGTGGAGGGAACGATGGTTTGACCGAAAGCGGATGCACAGAGCATCAGCCCCACGGCCAGCAACGAAACTGCGATGGAATTGAAGAGGTTTTTCATGGGTTTGTCTCCCTGAAATACTAAGTCAAAAAGGGACTTACTAAGTCGGGGAATTCTCCTTTCCCTAGGCTCCCAGCAACCCGACGCAAGCGTTGTCCTGGTAGAGATTGCCGAAACCGCCGACGGTATCGAAACGGTTGATCTGCAACGAATGGTAAGCATCCCAAGCCTTGACGAAGCGCACCGGGATTCCGGTAGCCTTGTCTTCGGC